GGAACAAGAATACAGGTTCCAGAATTTAACCCAATCGCACCAACTGAAGAAATTTTAGATGGTACAGGTACTTGGGGAACAAGTGGTGCTGGTTATCTAACACCTCAAAAAATCGGTACAGATACGCAGATTGCAACTATCTGTCATAGAGGTTTTGCTTATGCTGTTGATGATGTAGCTGTATTAGCTGCTGGTGAAGATCCAATGGGTCACATCAGAAATCAACTTGCAGATGCAATTAATAAATTGAACTCTGTTCGTTTATTTGAAACTCTTACTGGTTTATTCCATACTGCTCTTAATGCTCATCGTCTTGAGAAGCAAATCGGTAGTTCTAGTGCTACTGCTGAAGCAAACTATCTTACTGCTGCTACTGTTGCAGAAGCTCGTTCCCTTTTAGGAGAAAGAGGA